CTTCACCAGGTATGCTCCAAAACGACGCAGGAAGAAAGAGAAGGCCGCGAGGATCTTCTGTCGTAATTTCAAGAAGATCTCCAGTGATTAAATTATCGTCACTTCCATCGAAACTGAATCTATTTAAAACTGTATTGACATCATCAGGAGAAATGGTAGCAGTGAAAGTGTTTTCACCACCACGCTGTAGCTTGATAGCGCCTGTATGGCCAACAAAAAATGTCATCTCGCTACAGCTTTAATTATTCCATTGTATCTATGCTCAAAATCACGTGGTGCCAGTCAAAATAACAGAAGTGAGGGGGCCATTAATGGTGAAATTAAATGAAACAGTGGTTAGTTCATCAGTGGAAGAAGAAATGCTCGCACTATTAATAAAAGCATCAGCAGTGAAAGTTTGATTAGTGCCCACTTCAAAAGTCAAGGCCACTTCATCACTGTCAGTGATGGCACCAGTTTTTGCAATCTTCTCTAAAAGATTGGTCACATCAGTGGTATCGCCGTTGTAATAAGACAACGATGCACTGCCAGTGGCACTAAACAAACCAGGAGTGAATGTATTGGCAGTATCTCCTAATGCAGTAGTATCAAGAAGATTGACGGAAGTGTCAAGAGTCCAATTACGCACCTTGGAAACCTCGCTTCCGCCAAGGCGAAGCTTGCCAGTGCGACCAGTATAAAAGGGCATTGTCTTAAAGCTTTCCTCTTATGATAACAAAATTCTAATTGATCAACCAACTATCTTGAATAAGCTTGCATCTTGTCGTGCAATTAATGATCGAGCTTGACCTCCGCTTTCTTCGCATGGATGTTCAATCGCGCGAACAGTAATCTCTCCTTCTTCTGCAAGTTCTACTTCCGTCACGCGAAATACACGTTTTGAGCGCAATGCAGTGCCGAGAACAAAAAGCCAGCCTTCGTATGCAGCCAAGGAAGGTGCTCTGCCGTTAGAAACTGAAACAGATGAAAGTGACTGCACAGTAGAGCTGCCGTCATATAAAAGCACATTAAAAGTGCCATTCGTGACCGAATCAGTTAATGGAGCATTCAATCCGCCTCCACTTTCGACGACACCACTTTTAATATTATCCCATTGGTTTTCATCTGTCTGAACATAAATATAAGAACCGGGCTGAACAGGAGCTTCTGTTGGGAATGTTTGAAACTCAACGGCACGACGTACATAGCGTCTTTGCATGCACATCAACATCCCATAATGAATGGCTTGAGTGCGAGACGTGACAAACTGAGAAAGATCAAAAGTCACTCGACGAGCATCATTATCGTTCACATCCGCGAGATTAATTGTGACACTAGTATTTTTAGGGAAAACTCCACTAAACTCCGGAGCACGATAGATAACTGTGGCAACTAAATCTTGTGTGGAATCTCCATAATCAATAAAGTCTTCCTTGTAACTATCTTCTAAAATATTGCCTTGATTAAACAAGGCACTAATAGTTACAACGCCATTAATTTGACCAGTGGAATTCGTAGGCAATGCAGGAATAAGGGTGTCCCGTCCTCCAATGCGAGCCAATTCCAAGAGGCAATAAGATGCTGTTTCAGCCCAAAACTCACGCCATGATGAAATATCGGCAATCACTCCATCCATATAATATCCCATCGCTTGATTCATCTTTTTAGACAATGCAAGCTTTTGAAGATCAATACCAGCAACGTTGGCGTATTGTCCAATGCCATTTTTCTTGTCTAAAACAGTATCCAAAAAAATGTCTGAAGCAAAATTACTGGGACCATCGGGAGATGATGGATAAGAGCCAGCATCTTGATCAAGGCGGCGCACCTTTTTGCCTTTCGTTACAAAAGCGCTAAGAGAACGAAGGCTTCTAATACCTTGGCCACTAAAGCAATTAAAACCAAGCAGTGTCAAGTCTTGATAGGCATTGGCAAATTCTGCAGAAAAATTAGGCTCATATTGTTGCTCTGTAACGGCTGTAATTTCAAACTCCGGACCATTATCAAAAGAAAATGCAATGTTTGCATCAGAAGAGCACGCCTTGATTACTTTTGTTACACCTTCGCTAGTGTCATTGTCTGTAATCAATGAAGGAGGATATAGGCACCATTCATCGATGGCAAATGGGCTCCTATTCCTTGGAGCAAGATTTCCGGAATCGGCATCTTTAGTGGTGCCATAAAATTTGACGCTACCAAGTCCCCCTGGAATGGTGACTGTTTTAATATTTTCTACTGTTTGACCGCCAGATACATAGGTGAACCGAAGAGGGCCATGCTTGCGCATTTCGGAGGATGTGTCAAATACTGGCTCAAACCTAAAAGCCCAGCGCTTAGATGAATCCGGAGCTTCAAAATACAATGGGAAAAAGAAATCATTATCAGCAGCACGACTTAAAACAAAAATACATGGGACCAGCGACCATGTTGTATTAGTATTTTCTCGAACAAACATCAAGAAAAAAGCACTTCGATGCTTGAGACCATTATCGGACTGTCGATATCCATTGACGGTTACATCACCGTATTGCTTTTGCCTGCCTTGAACACGCATAAAAGCACGTCCTTTAATCGCAAAATTAACCACTTTACAAGCAGAAACCGTTTCATAGGAAGCTTCTTGAATTTTGGTGAGGCATTTTGTCACCAAGAAATCATTTAAACCTTGTGGCTTTTCAAGTGTTTCTTTAATTCGCTGAATGCGTTTATTGATTTCATTAATTTGATTGTTGATATTTGCGTTATGTGCATCAATTGCGGCTTGATCCACTTGTAAAATGCTTGCAATACGCGCTTGAATTTGGTACAAACGACCACGTACCTTCTTTAAAACTTTTTTTTCGGCTTTTGCTCCTAATTGTCCGAAATTTCTTCTGTCTGACAAAAGGGAACTAAAGTCTAGCTTGTCCGGATTGGTCACTTGGAAGCCTGCAATAGTCGAAAACTGCGATTCCGCAAATGCCGCCACTTCTTCAATCTTGTTCAAATAATTAAACAATTTCTGATCCGAGAACATATCCTGCTCGATAAGCCTCGTCAGCTTCCTCCTGTCGACGCGAAGCACTTCTTTTACTCCTCTAATTGCATTTCGTTTTTTGTCAATTTTTCTACCTTTTACTGCGTCTTTCTCGTCGGATTTTCTGATTTCAGTGATATCTTCCCTTAATTCTTCAAGCCTATTTTCTTGGGCGTTAATTTTTGCCGCAAGGTTTTCCGCCCCGTCGCTAAATAAATATTCATTTGTCAGCACAAATTCATCGAGCTCTTTGCGCTCCGATTTATTCACGCGCCTATAAAATTGAATGTCTTCTATCAAATCATCAAGCTCGTCTACTTTTTGCTGAAGCTTGCCATAAGCTTGCCTTTGCAATTCAGACAAATTTTCGACAAAAATAGTTGGATTTAATTCATCCTTAAGCGCATCTCTTTCTGCAATAAGCTGGGGAAGAAGCGCACTGAGTTCATCCTCTTCTTCTTTGGTGCTTTCTGTTTCGTAATCTTCCTCTGGTCCAAATCCACTTTCTGTGCATTGCAGTGTAACTTTTAATTCTTGGTTATTTAAATCCTCACTGCCACTCATTCCTACTACTGTAAATTTAGCGCTACCAAGTTTGTAGACGCTTGCCGTATCAATAGAAGATGCCGCAACAAGACGCTCTTCTTCTGCTGCTTTCTCCGCTAAATCTCCTTTTCCATTGACCTTGGCAATATCCAGCTCCACTTGATGTCCCACTGGGAAGGGAACGCGACTACTGCCATAAAAATCAGGCCAATATACCCCCCTTTTATTCATTTTGATGCGATTAGGCCCTCTAACGGGCTTGCCATCATCTCTCCTCTCGAAAAGATCCACATAAACAGGAATAGGGCTTGTAATGCCAAATGAAGAGAATGATGAAGGAGAAAACGCTTGGCTAAATCCATCAAATGAATTTGGAGGGACGATGTAAGGGCGGTAAGCTAGATCTCCTCCACTACGGCCTGATCGCGATGGATCAAAAGTATCTCCACGAAGTAAATTGTTAAAAACTACTGGTCCACCATTGCGAAAATATAACCAATTACCTGCATTGACAAATTGTCTGAGTGGCACTTGTCCAAATGCAGTGCGATCAGCGGCAATTTCAATAATATCAGAGCTACCAATAGTAGCAAGCATTTGCATATATTGCTTACCACCATAACTATGAACGGCTGACCAAAGAAGAGCTGATGCCACTCTTACTCCACCATTCGGATTGGTAGTTACGTCTGTATAAACAAGATTAACTGGATCACCATATTGAGCGAGATCTTGAATGCTGTCAAAGCCAAAGCGAGGACTATAGCGACGCTCTCGACGCCCCACTCCCGCACGAGCTTTCTGGTCTGGCAATCTTGGAATATCGGGACGCGGAGCAAGAAGAGCCGCACCAACTGACGCTACTGTTCCAACAATGGAAAGAATGAGGGCTACTGTCCCAACTTCTAGGCCATTACGAATGTCTAATACTGTGCCGTCCTTAATATCTTTATATTGCTCTTGATATGCAATGAAACGAAAATAATCTTCCTCCGTGATACCCAGCGTATCAATCAGAGCTTGCTCGTAAGGAAGAAGGCGTCTCATTGCGTAATATCAGGCAGCATTGCAAATAGCTTAATTGCTGAAAGCGAAGGTTCGGCCACCCAAAATGACCTACCGCCTCGTGCAATAATAACTATCCCCTTATCATAAGCGACACCTACTGCTAATTCGCCACTCATGCTTTTGGCTATTGCAACATTTCCATCAATCAATTCATTTGTTTTTTGACCATTTTCAAGAAGCCAGCGCATGATGCGCTTCATTGGCAAGTTGCCAGCATCATATTGCTCATATGCCCATTGAAAATCTTTTTCGTAATCATGCAGACCAAGCCTCCTCCTAACTTCACAAACAAGCATGAAACAATCACTTTTGCCATGTCCATCGGCAGGTCGAGCCCGTCGTTCATAAGACAAACCAATGAGATCGTTAATCATTGCAGCACCAAATCAGCGTTCAATGGAAGAATACCAGCGTTTTGACGAGAAAGTTGTTGACCAGGAAAGCCTGCTCCCACGCTATCCATGGCACTCCTGAAGCGTAATTCAATTGTACTATCACTAAATGAAGCTCCCACGCCAATGTAGTATTCAGTATATTGACTAATTGTTGTATAAGCTGAATAGTTCGTAATATCCCCAGTGTTAGCCATCCATATTGTCTTTAGCTCCAACTCGCTTAGTCTATTTCCTTCTCCGGCTTCAACAAGGGCAATGGAAAATTCAGTGTGAGGGAATAGAAGTTGCATGGTGGGATTGTCTCCTCCCAGCGCTGCAGTAGACCCTTGCGGCTGGAAGGGCGCATAACTATACGTTGCGCCACCAGCGCCAGGAATTGTCACTGCTGATGAAGAGCTACCGAAAAAGAAATTTTGATAGCGATGGTTATTGCCATTGCGCGTGCGAATATAGGCAAAATGAGCCACGCGAATTGTTGGTGAAGACATTATGAATAATTAAGCTCGCCTACAAGCCTTACTGTAACAGTACTCCTTCCATTGAATACACTTTCCACTTGAGGAGCTTCTGCATATTCCCAAAGTATGCTCGATGGATTTTGTAATACACCGCGCAACGAGGAATTCATGCCCGAAAAGGCATCATTTGGCAATGCAAAACGAGCGTAAGTACCGTACTGTCCGTAATAATGATCCAGGATAGCCTTTGTATTGCTGTCATTGATATTTTCAAACTGCAGCTCAATGGTGTGAGCGTATGCCCTATTGCCAAAAACACGCTTGACAGTGGCACCAGCAAGTGACCGATATGTTTTAATCGGAAATTGCCCCGGAGTATAAGAGCGTGCAGTTGGTCTAATAGAAGGGAAATTGGCCATTAGCGAATACCAATGCGAGAACGAGTGGAAGGGCTTTGTTTAATTTTATCTAAAGTCATTTGCATGCCTTGTTTTGCACCTCCGGAGATAGAAGCACGGCGTGTTTGAGCCATCGCCACTTCTAACTGCTCTTTACTTACGTACTCTACGCCATTGATCTTTGTAGTTTCAAACTTCATATTTAGAGAAGGAGCTTGAGGCATGCCGGGAGCGTTATTCCCCATCATGTCACGAGCAG